TCTAAATCAGTTTCACGCCGACAGTCTTTACCTGCGGGACAATCAACATTAATTTTAGGCGTACCATCAGGTAAAGTTTCTTCAGTTTTACCGTCCGATATTTTGCATTTATTTTCACCGTTAGATTTAACATAGCATTGGTTTTTACTGCCATCATCATTAGTATTTTCGAAACAATACGCATCTCCAAAACACTCTTGACCATTAGCAAGGCCATCAGCTAAATCAGCAGCAGCAATACAATTACCTTGAGCTAAAGCTTTTTTAAGTGCGGATAGAATAGGCTGTCTATATTGTTGAGGGGCTTTAAATTCAATACCTTGAGCAAATTTCCAAATGCCGGAACGTTTATTTTTTTCCCATCTCTTACCATAAACAAACATAATATAATTAGGTGTTGTATCCTGTATCATGTCATCACGAGGTGCGCCCGGATCACCATATTGAACATTAATAGGAAAACGAGAAGAATCATTACATTTAGATAAATCAAATCCTCCTTCATCTCGCCCTTGAGTATCCTCATTGTACCAACCGTTAATTCGATAATAAGTACCATCAGAAAAAGCAAAATTAGATATTAATAATAAAGGCAATACAAAAATTAGCCTTTTAATCCGGTTATTAAAGCCCAAATACATACAAGACCCCATAAAAAATAATATAAATCAGCATTTTGCATATATAAAAAAGGGAGGTTTAACCCTCCCCCTCCCGTGTTAATAAATTAAGCACGTTTGATAAAACCAATTGCAATGCGCGCGCCGGCAATAACTACAAAAACGGCAGCCATAGCAGCAGCAACAGTTTTTACTTCAGAGCTTACGCCTGAAAAGTCCACATTACCAAGAATACTATCAGCAGAAGCATAACCGGCAGCAGCTAAAGCAGAAACCAATACTACGGCATTGCGTTTTAAGTTTTTGAATTTATTAAACATAATCAAATCCTTCTTAACAAATTTAAAATAATACCCTTAGACCATCCCATTAAGAAAAAAGCCAAAGGCAAGAAAAAGGCACTTAAAAATGCCTCATTTTGAAGCGCTTCAACTGGTGAAAGTTGAATGACTTCACTATTTTGAACAACAATAGGCTGACTAGGCTTTGAAGGCGTTGTCGGCGTTGTTGTTGTTGTGCAAAATCCTGTACACATATCAAGCACCAAAGACTAAATATAAAAGACCAGTACCGAGCAAGAATCCAATTGTGCTTGCACCGCACATTTTCAAAAATTCAATCATTTCGACGGTCTCAATTCATCAATAACTGAATTTTCGTTAAAGTTATAAATTATCCCTGTTCTACCGCCTTCCATTGCCCACTCACGCGGAAAAACAAGAACCTGAACCATTTTGTCTTTTAATCCATCAACCATATTTTTAAAGCCTGAATTAAAAGTTTTTTCATCAACACGCATTTCTTGCGTTACCGTGTTATAACCGCCATAATTATTCGGCTCTTTAAACTCAACCGCCATAAAATGACGCGTTCTGATCTCACCTGTATCACGGTTTGTATTTTCAACAGTGCGATAACCTAGCAATTTACCGATAACATAAAAACCTGTTCTCATTTGTTTAAATCTCCTATATTAATTAATAATTAAGCTGCTTTTTTAACAAGCTGTATAACGCTTGGATACTGATAAAAATCGGGAGCTTTATAATCTCTAAGCATAATTTCTTTGGTTGAAACAATCCGCGTACATTGGAATTTTTCAACATCACATAAAGTCGCAATATCAATACCGATTTTACGTAAACGGGCGCGATGTGTTTTAAAAGTTCTTTCGGAAACCTCCAAAAACTCTTCACCCTCAGCCCATCTCATAGCATAATCTGCCGTAGTGCGTGCCTGACGAGGATTATCAACAATGCCGGAAAATAAAAGCTGTTCAGCAATGTTTTGACGTGTCATTTTTGTTACTTGTAACGACTTAGGCATATTCAAAAAATCCTCTTGTATCTTTCCAAGTTTTCCCAAAGCTGAAAAATCGCTAATTCCCCAAAACTGCAAATTTTCACGTTGTAAAAAGCGTGAATGCAATTTTTGTTCAAAACGTACTACCCCATTTTCTTCACAATGATTCAAAACCTTCTTGTAATACTCAAATTCTTCAGAGCCTTCAAATTTATTTTTTATCTTAGTGTATGAATTTAAAAGCATTTCTTCGTGCTTTATATAACAAGACGGATAAATCAAGTTAGAATTACCCTTAGCACTAAGCCAATCGGTAGTAAGTCCATTAGTATGTAAACGACCAACTGAATTACGGTAACGCATTTGTGACAACGCTTTAATAAAAGTTCGTTCGTTACCCTTGCCAACAGCTTTATTTGTAGTTATATCAATGCGTTTAATGATTGCACCATTTGAATATTTTGTAGGTTTACTACCCTCTTTTGACTGGCTATAAAAAATATCCGTACAACGGGTAAAAATAGGTAAACTTAAAGAAGCTAAGATATTGTTAAAACAAGCAATACAGCCATCAATTGTTGTATAGCCAAAAAGATTTTCAACCTTTCCCCAACGGCTCGGATTGCCTTCCATTTTGATGACCGAACCACGAATTTTTATACTGACTTGATCGCAATAACTGCCTTTATGCTTATAGGTTGGTACTCTGACACCTTCTTGTAACTCGCCTGTGTCTAAATGTATTCCGACCGTGCCAAAATCACAAAAACGACGAATAACACTATCAGGGATAGTAAATCCAAAGTCTTGTTCTACTGTCAGCCAATCGAAATGGAAAAACATATTTTATTATCACTTGTGAACATGTGATAATAAAATAATTCAATTTTCATTTGTGAGCAAGTGATTTTTATCACAAAATAAAAAAAACATTTGTGATTTATCATACATATTCACAATCAGACAAAAGAGATAAAGGGCAAAATGAAACGTAAAAATCTAGGCGTACCACCTGAAACACATATGAAAATAGAACGAATAGCGGTTGAAGTTACCGCAATTACGGGAAAAGTTACCAAATGGACAGATGTAGTAAATTACATGATAAATAACTATTTAAATGATGCTAAACAAGATTTAATACACAAAGCCGAAAACAATAAAAAAACGGATTGAAATATGAAGAAATCAATTATCAAAATCTTAATATTACTAATAATTAGCCATCAAGCATTTGCAAAAATAAACGAAGAAAACCCATTTTCAACAACAAGAAAAAATATAAACTATGATCACTATCAAAAATCAACCGTAACAAAACCGCAAGAACAAAACGACTTTCAAAGCCAAAAACGAAAAATTGAAGGTAATATTAATTATGAAGAAGAAAAACAACAGCCAATAAAAGCAAAATTAGAACGGTTAAGCGACAAGAAAAAGAAAGATAAAAAATAAAAGTGTAAAACTTTGCACTAAAGTTCGGGTGTAACAGAACCCCCGAACTTCTATGATCATTTTTCACCCAATTTCGTGCGGCCTGAAAAATAACTACTCGACCACAATTATCCCCCGTTTTATCAACAGGAATTGTTAATAACTTCAATAAAATTTTCGACAATGATTTCTACGAAATTTCGTAGAAAATATTTTTATATCGCACAAAAATGAAATTTTATTCTATTAATTGAGCTCGCCGGGAACAATTTTACAGAATTATATTCTGTCTTTAAATCTACCGGCGAATTGCCGGCGAATTGCCGGCGAATTGCCGGCGGATTGACAAATTGGAAACGATTACCGGCGAATTGCCGGCGGATTGGCATTTACAGGATTATATTCTGTCTTTAAGTCTGCCGACAGCTTCAAGGCGTTCCCCCTTGAAAATCTCCCTAAATTAATAACTAACTACGCATAATGTAGTTTTATGTTACGCGCGTTACGCGGTGATAAAGGGCATTTTACCGCTACACGCGCTCAACATAAAATTTGACATTATGCGAAATTAGTTATCGGGTAAGTGAAAACTACGGGTAAAGAAAATCACAGAGTTATCAACAGGCACTATTTACTGGTTAAGCAGTACAAAATAACGCATAAGCGCGCCATAATGCGATTGTTTTAATAAAGTTATGCAGATCTGGGGATTATTGTAAAAAGGTTTGTAAAGCGCGATTTATGAAAGATTTTAATTTAAATGTCTACCGACGGTTTTAAGACGTTCCCCCTTAAAAATCCACCTAAATTTACTAGCGCGCTTCGCTTGCTGAATCCAAAAAAAATACGCCAATAAATTGACGTACTTTTTTTCGGATTTAAATTTTTAATTCCGGTCGTCTTATTTTACGCGGTCTGTCGGCTCGTCCCTCGCTCCAGTCCCGCGTAAAATAATCCGCCCCATTAAATGATCACTAATCAACAATAGCTTGTATTAATAACACAAAATCACTTCTATTGATATTATCGGATTTACCGGATAAAAAGCCCCAACCTTCGGATTTATTCGTTTTTTCGTCCAGTCCATAACCTGCAAGAATTACCACGTCGCCTGAACGCATTGAAACTGTTGTTGTTAAACTCCTATTATCAAGCGTTGGAGTGTTGTTTACGCCTGTTTCAGTGGTTTTAAAAGCACTGTCAGATTGATAAAAATCAAGTTCAATTCGATTAGCAAAAACAGTTGGCGTAATTTGCCAAACTAGACCACTATCCCGATATTCAATGTTTTGCGTTACCGTGCCATTATCCGTTGTTGTTCCGGTTAAAACTGGCGTACTACTACCGACTTTTAACGTGACTTGTTTACCGGATAATGTTTTGCTTATCGGACTTGATAGCTGCACATATTCACTAGAACTATCCAATAATGGCAAAAGTGCGGTCAATGCACTGCTCGAAATACTAAAATAACCCTGCGAAGCATTAGCTTCAAAGCGATAGTTAAGTTTCCCAGTTAAAATATTAACTAAACCAGTTAAAGCATTAACATTGGTTTTGCTCTTTGTTGTGGCGTATAAATAACCCCTCAACGTAACAGATTTGCGCGGAATATCCGCATTTGCCATCATCTGCTTAAATTTGGCGATTTCCTCAGGGATATCGTTAAAAAAGATATAATCAGACGTCCAAGATACCGCACTTTTATCGGTCACGGCATTTGATAATTCTTCCGGTGTGCGGTAAGCAGGTTTATATTTGTATAATACCTTTTTAGGCTGCACAGGTTCGGCAGGTTTTAAAACAAAATAACGATAAGTTTTACCGTCGATTTTGAGGTTTATGCCACTGTCAGCCAATAACTGCTTATAAGATTTAGCAAAATCCTTTTGTTCAGTATCAATTCTAAATGACAACAATTTATCTTGAGCCAGTAGATCAGCAGATACCGAAAAATTACCCTGAATTGATAAATCATCAGCTATAACCTCAACAATTTGCGATAATTTTGCATTGTTAAACGTATAAACCTGCGCAAAAACAGGAAACGAAAAAACACATAAAAAAAGCGTATTAATTAAATTTCTCATCGTTTATCCTTTTCTTCGGCCCGAATCCGTAAAAAATCCATCACTTTTTCATTTGCTAATATGATATAAGGCAACCCATCATCAGAACGTACGAGCTTGTCAGTTTTATAAGACATTGTGCCGTTATATTGGCAAACAATCCCATAAGCACGACGGTTTACTACGTATATCCCGCAAAGATAAAGAGTTTGGCTTAAGGTTAAATCAGGCTGGACGATATTGGCACCTTGATTAAAAAAATCTTCGGCACTTGTCGATTTCGCATTATCGGTAACTTTGGCTTTCGTAGCCTTAGTTTGAGACTGCTCTGTTTCTTCCGGCTTGGATGAACCTGTTGTAAAAAAACGATAAATATCCCCACCTTTAGTAAATAAGATTATCACCAATAAAGACATTAAAAAGAGAAACTTAGGGCTTCTAAAGCCGTTTGTACGTCCGTCAAGTTTGCCAAAATCGGTAAAATTACCGTCAAAGGATTTATAGAGATCATAAATTTCCTTTTCATATTTGCCGTAACTTGTACCAAGCATTTGCTTTTTATACATTTTTGGCGAACTATAAACATCAACCCGATAGCGATTATTTGCGCCAACCGCCGAGAGCTTTGTCATTTCGTAACAAGCTTCAAGGCGGTTTTTTATAAATTTAGGAATTTCGCTAACGTCCTGATTAATAACGTGCAATTCGCAGGGTTTGCCGTCATCAGACGTAAAATGACGGTGTTCAGCGATAAAACTTTCACGCCGTTCGCCGATTTTTTTTACATTTTTAAAAACGCGCCAAACCTCATCAATGACAACGACATCACCAGGATTAACGACAGTTTCGCCATCTTCTGCGCCTTTGTAATAGAAAAAGTTATCAGCTATTACGTCATCATCAGATACGATTTTAAGCGTACCGATTTTGTCAGGGTCAACGCCCATTTTGTCAATGATATAACCTGTTATTTTGGTTTCATCTAGACCGGCAATGTTTGTGACAACGTTACGCCCCTCTGCTAGTTTTGCTAATACCGCAATACGAAAGGCTTCATACGATTTTCCCCCACCCGGCTTCCCGGAATACGAAAAAATCATAATTAACTACCTATAAACGGGATACGACGGATTAAAAATCGCACATTATAGGCAGTTAAAATCAGCTCTATGCCCTCTTTGACTTTCAGATAATTCAAAGCATAACTAATACCTTCACCGAAACTACCGCCATATTTAGCTAAATCAAGATTAACTGAATCCAATAAATCGATTAAATAATCAATACCGTAACTAATGCAGATAAAAATAATCACAAAAAACAACGCTTTTATAAAAACAATCTTCAAAAACGTCACAATCGAAATAGGGACTGTTAAAATCATAATAAATCACCTCAAATCAAGCACTTAATAAAATACGAATTGCAGTAAAGGTATATAGAAACATCATCAACGCAGAAAAATAGTCACGCACGGTCGCCAAAATCTCACAATGCGAAGAAATATTATAACTTTTGCCCATTAAGGTTATTGTTGGTTTTGGGCAATCTCCGCCGCCAATTTCGACATTTGGTGAGAATTTATCTTTCAACAACTTTTGAAGCGGAGCAAAAACTTCACTCATTGACGGAGCTTCAAAAAAATCCACATCTGAAGTATCTTTATCACCTTTGCCATTACCGGCTACGCCCCCACCGTTACCTTTTCCGCTTCCCGTTCCTGTTCCGCTCCCGCCTTTACCTGTACCATTTTTGCCCCCCATATTACCGCCTTCACCTTTATCTTCATTGTCGCTGTCTTTACCTTTTATTTCACGAGTAGCGCCATCACCGGTTAAACCTCCACCTTGATTACGTCCATTACCGTCATTATTTTGACTACCGACACTGCCTTTACTTCCTTTACCACCGGATTTATTGTCATTATCAGAGCCTTGACCGTTTTGACCGCCCTCTCCTTTAATATCCCTAATACCTTCATTCCCCGCTTCTCCTTTATCTTTTTTAGTATCCGACTGGTTCGCATAACCATCTAAATCAGTTTCACGCCGACAGTCTTTACCTGCGGGACAATCAACATTAATTTTAGGTGTGCCATCAGGTAGAGTTTCTTCAGTTTTACCATCTGATATTTTGCATTTATTTTCACCGTCAGATTTAACGTAGCATTGATTCTTAGTGCCATCATCATTAGTATTCTCAAAGCAATAAGCATCACCATAACACTGTTGACCATTAATTAATCCGTCTATTAAATCTTTAGCAGCAATACAATTTCCCTGCGCAAGGGCTTTTTTAACAGCAGATATAATAGGGCCTTTAAATTGTGAAGGGGCTTTAAACTTAACACCTTGCGAAAATTTCCAGATACCGGAACGCTTATTTTTTTCCCATCTTTTACCGTAAGTAAACATGATATAATTTTCATCTGTATCCTGTATCATGTCATCTCTAGGCGCATCCGAATCGCCATATTGCACATTTACAGGGAGAGCAGTATCACCACATTTTGAAAAATCAAATCCCCCTTTGTTCACCCCTTGAGAATTTTCGTTGTACCAAGCGTTAATGCGCCAATAAGTACCATCAGAGAAAGCAAAATTAGATATTAATAATAAAGGCAATACAAAAATTACCCTTTTAATCCGGTTATTAAAGCCCAAATACATACAAGACCCCATAAAAAATAATATAAATCAG